TTATGTAGTTAGCCTAGCGGGCTTAGCTTTGCTTGATCTGGTTGAGCAACCGTGCATCTGCGGACTTGCGGAGCAGCCCGTAGCGATTGGCAGCGGTCTGGGCCTTGGCCGCTTCGCTAAGCGCCTGGGGGTTGATCGGTTTGGGAGTTGGGGTGGTCATGGTTACTCAAAAATGCACTTAAAGCCTGACAGCCTTATGTCAGGCGGCAGTGGAGGCCACGCCGAAAAGATGTTAGGGCGACGTATGCCGGACCGGATGCCGTAAAAAATGTTGAGCTTTACGAGCTTGTCAAAATAGTCTGAAGCACTTGCCGCGTATTCCGCGCTTGGTGTGCCGTTGTCTGTTTTTGCTCCATTAACGGTTAACGCAGTCTTACCAGTACGGTCTAGCTCGGCTTTTATGACAAGTGTTTGAGGTATCGTTAAGTCTGTAATCGCAACATCGCTAGTTGCAAAGCTAAGCACGGCTTCCCGGGTGCCTTGGAAACTTTTAACCTGAAGCGTTAAGGAACGCCCTGAATTGCTAGGACGCGCCACGGTAGGCGATGTTGCAGGCGCATACACTCCGATGTCACATCCACAGGCGTTGCCTGGGAAAGTTGTACTACCAGTGGTGGCATCGGTAAAGCTATCCACGTCAAGCACGGCCTCAATCGTCAATTTTTTAAGCCGTGAAAATGGCTTTTGGAAGCTCCCTGCGTACAGCAGTCCTTCAGTGGAAATACTATAGACGGAGTTTTCATTAGCAAGAGGAATTAACTCCGTGAGCCGTGAGTTATTTGTACGCAGCTTGGCGGATTCGTAAGACAGAAAGGCGGGGTTGAACTGCTCTCTGATCGCACTATATGGAAACACACCCAGTTCCTGAGGGATCAAGACATTAAAACCCTCGCCAAACTCGGCCCGTGGCCTTAGCCCCTTGAGTCTTGATGCGTACCACTTAGCCGCTGTCGTGGGCGTTTCAGACAGAACAGACCAGTTGAATGTGTAGCCTCTAAATGGAAAATCATCGGGCAGTGATCCTGTACTCGTAGCAAGCGCCTCTGTTGGTATCAGTTCAATAAAACAGCCACTTCTAAACGCCGCTGGCTCATCCCTGCGCAGCACAGGCGCTGGTGTACTCGGCTTTGGCTTGCCGCTGGGGTCCTTGGCCTGCTGATTCAGCGCCTTGCCGCGTTCGTCCAATCCAGTCCTGTAGACCAGGGACTTGCCATCTTTCTCTAGCTTCGCCCAGCGCATTGACTGGCGCTGTTGCTTGTCCTCGTCTGCCAGACCACCGGAATCAACCGTGACGTTGATCTGCGTGCTCATCAGTCGTCGGTGTTCAGGCTCAGACGGTAGGTTTGTGTCTGGCCAGCAGACATCACGATGTTGGGGCTCTCCGCAATCACCGCATACGGGTAGGTGGCTGTGTCGATATACAGCACCACGCGGTCGTAGTTGTAGCCGGCACCCGTGGCGGTGAAGGCTGCATCCACATCCGGCAGCTTGTACTTCGCCGTCAGCGCGTCGTAGACGCCAGTGCCAATGGTGGTGGAGTAGCGCACGTAGCCATTGCCCGACTGCTCCACCGACTGCCAGTTAGCCACAGTGCTCTCGGCCGTGTAACCGCTGGTGCCTACAGAGCACAGCATGACTTTCAGTGTCTGCCCCTCATAGGCCAAGCCCGCCACACGCTTAAGTTCCTGCTGGCTGATGCTGGTGGTTTGGGCCATATCAAGCCACCGTGAAGGTCACGATGCCAGACGCGTTCCAGATGATCTTAAAGTCGGTCCCATCGCCAGCTGACTGCGCCCCGCCGAAGTCAATGAAGGCCACTGGTGGCGAGTTGGAATCTGTCAAGTTGTAGATAATGCCGTAGCTAGCGGTGATGGGGCCCCCTGAGGCGCTCCAGGTCACGTCTGCTGCGTCAAACGCTGCGTCGTTTCCGCTCTGGTTCACCACCACGCTGGTCAAGGTGGCGCCACCAGTGGTGTAGCCGTTGCCGCTGGCCACCTCGGTGCCGCCGGTAGCGGTCAGGGTGGTGTGGGCAGCGCTGAAGGTAGCAGCCGTGAGCAGCTTGACCTTATAGGTATCGCCTACAGCATTGGAGCCATCCGCAAAGCGCTTGGCCGTGTGGTCGTAGAGGCTGATGCTGACCGGCACGGGTGTTACAGGGCTGTGGGGCTAGGTTGCCGTATGTCATCCGTTCGGATACGCAGCCGTCGGAGGCGTAAAGGAACTTGTATAGCGACAAACCCCAACTGTAACTCTAAAATCATCAATAGTACCGGCATTTCTCCAAACAGTGCCGCTTGGTCCGTATTTTGCTTGACCTATGTAAAACTCATCCACACCGCTAAATGCGTTGGAGTTTTTGGCTACTGTTGTTTTTAGTACGCCGTCAACAAATATCCGGGCGCTGGTGCCGTCAAAGGTAACGGCAACATGCGTGTAGACGCCAACGGGGAAAGCTGATGAAAAGGCGAATAGCAGGTTTTGTCCGCTATCGTCGCGGCCGTATAGTCCAAGAGACCAGTTAGTGCTTGAAATGCGTGCGAAATAGCATAGCCATCCATATCCGCTTGTTTCGCCGTCTTGAAGTTGGTTGCTAAAGACGCCTTGGTTCGTGCCGCCATCCATTAGCAGATACCATCCTTCAACTGTCCAGCTCCCACTGCTTCCGCCCAGGTTTAACTCGCTTCTGCCTACTACCTTTAATGCGACTGGTCTTACCGTTCTGAAGTCGCCACCGCCAGATCCATATTTAATATATGGGGCATAGTTTGAGATCCGTGGGCTTACTGCGCTTGCAGTTGTAACGGTTATATTGTTCTTGCTAGAGTCAACAAAGGTCGTAGAGTCTTGGGCTCCATCCATGTGCAAGAGAAGTGCTACATTATCGAAGTAGGTGTCTGCAGGTGCAACAACATCTGGTGCCAGTGCCGACACAGCGGTATTTGCGCTAGGCACCGGCAAGCCGTTTGCGATCACAGCCGGAGTCTCGGCTACCATGACCATATCTGCTGGCATGGGCTGTATAACGGTCGCAGACCCAATGTAGTCAGGTAATGCGGCGGTAATGCCAATGTCTACGCAGGGGGGTGACGTGGCTGCGCCTGTGCTTGCAAGCGGAGCGCTGCCGGACACGCTAACATTTGTTGTTGGTGTAACAACAGATGCTCCAATGCTTGCTTGTGGGGCCGCAGTCGCCACGATTACGTTTGTGGCTGGAGGTTCAATCTTTAATAACTTTTGCGCGCCGAACGATACCCTTGTAGCCACTGACACTGCAGTAAGTACCTCCAACGCATACCCCAGCCGCTGAACCCCAACGCCTACGCGCACGCTGCCGGTTGCCAGCACCGTCTCGTTCCATACCGGCACCACGTTGCTCACCGTCATCTCACCACTCACCACAGGTGGTGTGGCGGGCAAAGCTGTGACGCCAGGTGCGACGGGGAACCAGAACGTCCCCGTGCCGCCGACCGCACCCCAGAACAGCGCATCGGTGCTGACCAGCACGCCGTCGCTGCTCAGCTGCCAGTTGGTGCCGTTGACTCGGTACAAGGCGCTAAGGCCATTGGCCTGGACAACGAGGGGGGAGAACGGTGCAGCTGGCAGCGTCTCCGGCGCCAGCTGCAGGTTCATCCCATAACGGTTGCCCAACAGCAGACGGTTCTGGCAACGCCCATACCGCGATGCCTTAGCAGCTGCGTCACCCTTCACCAGCGTGCCAGTGGCGGTGTAATAATCATCGCTCTGGTACGGCATTGACAGCTCAATGATCCGCTCCCCCAACGCTGAGCCCGTGGCGTAGATCAGCTCACTGGTGGACTCGGTATTGTTCTGCGCTGATGTCGAGTTGATCAGCCGGTCCGAAGCTGACGGTCGTGTCTCAACAGAGGCCGTGACTCGATTGCGGTTGGTCTTTATGACACGATCTTCCAGTACGGTTGTGTTGGCAATGCTGTTGAGGTAATCGGCTACCTCTTGGGCAGTTGTAAAAGCTGCGTTGGTCCCAATGCCTGCAATCGCCTGCTGGCCTTGCTGAGAAAGCCCCCAGTTGACGTAGCTTGAGGTGACTCGCTTCTCTCCAGCAATAGACGGCTCTAGCTTTTCCCCAGCCTTAAGGACTGTGCCGATTGGTGTGGGGGCGTAGATCGTCTCAATGTCCGTTACCACCTCACGAACCAACACCTGAGTGCTAGGGAGTGTTACGACACTGGGTCCTGGAAATACAAACTCCAGATTCAGCCGACCGGCCCAAGCAAAAAATGGCTCGTAGGTCTTTGATGATTCTCTTGTTACAAGGCCCTTGCTGTCGTACTCGTATTCTTCAATCGTTGTCTCAAGCCCGACAACCCCAGCCCCAGGGTCATAGCCAGCACCAAGTAGCTTCGCACAATAGTCTCCCGCCGCTGCGGCTTTCAGTACACGAGTATTGGTGGTCCGTTTTACAGCAGAGTTGCTGAGGTCTGGTTGTTCTCCTGTTCCACTGGAAATCACGCAGGAGTCGTCATCCCAGCTGAGGTCTTGCCCGTATTCCGTAACAGTACTTGTGAACGGCGTGTAGCCATACACGGGCTCAAGAACGGTTCCGGCCGTTGATGTGTACCTCAGCTTGAAAAACTCAGGGTCACCCGTGCTGTCCTCATACTCCCAGTTCCGCAGCTTGTAGTCGTTGGAGTTGGTGTCCTCGGTCTCTAGGTCCTCCTTGTACTTCAGCGACTGATACCTGACCACCACTGCATCGCCAGGACGGTCGCCTAAGCCAATGCCCTCCAGATCAATGATTTTGCTGGAGTCCACCACAGGGCCGGTGCCGCCGCTTTGATCCAGCGAGAACACCTGCAGCACCTCGTTGCTGTTCAGATAGCCGCAGTAGCTCTCCGACAGCAGCAGATCCCCCAGTACCGTCACGTAGCCAGGGGTCATGTCAAAGGTATCCTGGCTGAACCGGTTGGTCAGCGGGTTGCTGCTTGCCGTGATGCCAAGCCGTGTAAGGCAACGGTTCATCAAGGCGGCAGCCGAGATCGGCACGCCATACGGTGCATCGGCTGGGTACTCCGAGTACCCGTTGAGGCACTGCTGACGCTTGCCGGTCTCTATGTCTGAGTCCCCCTCAACCGTTGGTGCGGGCTTCAGGTCGGACAGGTACGTCAGCTTGCAACCCAATTCCACCTTGGTGGTACGGCGGAACGGATCGGCAAAGCTGCTCATTACCCGCAGCTTGCGAGGGATCGTCCGTGTCACACCTCCCTTGGTGTAGCTGAAGGTCACAACCGTGCCCTCGGCTGGGGTGACAATGCCGTTCAGCTCGATGCTGCCTCGCGTTTTGACGAGGCCGCTGCCCTGGATGTAGTCATCACTGATGCTGCCGCTGATCAGCGTGCCGAGGCTGCAGGTGACCGTGGCGCGAATGTCAATAGCCATCAGATGATCTGCAGCGCCGTGATAGAGACGTTGTAGCGGGTGCTCTTCACACCGCCGCTGATGATGACCTCAGCGGTCGCTGACGGTGGGCTGATCGGGAACCAGCTCGTGCTCAGCGGCACAGCCGCAACGGTTGTGTCATACCAACTGAGCAGGTCGGTGTAAGTGCCGCTGGAGATGTAGCCCTCGATCTGACGCACCTTATGAGCGGCCAGTGGACCCGTCACGTAGCTCACACCCGTTGCTGTCAATGCCACGTTGGGACCGTCCTGACGGGTATCCATCGGCTTGGTCAAGGTGACAACGCAGCTGCCCAGCGTCACGGTGCCAAGGTTTGGCAGATCCGCTTCTGTCCTCTGCCGCTCCTTTTCCTTAGTCCGTAGCAGCACTTGGAGTGCCTGCGCTGCATCCACCAAGGTGGCTGTAGCTGAGACATACACACCCGCCTGCTCTCCAGTGGGAGGCTCAGCAAACCAACAAGCCAGGCCGCTGACACTGAGGTTGTTGGTGGTGGTGATCGTTAGCGGGATCGTTGTCCCCACCACACCGCTCAGCAGCGTGTCCTGATCGGTGATGCGAGTGCTACGCCAGCTGTTGTACTCCGACACCAGCGTCTGCCACTCCGTTGGTGTGAGCAGCCCCGAGATGCGGAACGTCCTCGCCGTCAGGCCGGTGCGGGCTTCCCCCTCATACCCAAAGGGTTGAGCGTTGAGGCGGTTGGTGCTGAAAGCGCCGATGGTGACTGTCATGGTCAGAAGCCCGGCAATGGGGTGTTGTAGTTCTTGGTCGGCACACTGACGTTCACGGACCAGTCCTTACCTACCAAAGCGTTAAGGCTCTGAATCAATACAGGCACAGTCTGGGCAATGCTGATATTGGCGGCGGTGAGCCCAGCTGTTGCGAGCGTGAGTTCATTGGTTGCGACAACCATCGACTTGTTGACCTCTACAAGGTCCTCCACAGCGCGGTTCTCTTCGCCAAACGTTTTAGCGATGTCAATAAGCTGTGCGTTGCGCTGCTCCGTGGTGCCAGTGACATTGATGTCAACCGGAATCCCGGTACGTGAATTGAAGGTGTTTACCGCTTCCTGCGCCCTTCTTAATAGGCCGGGGTTGAGCGCCTCCTGACGTTGCTGGACATCTTGCGGTGATAGGAACTTGTTGATCCCTTGGCCACTGGTGTTCTGCAGCTGGGCCAGTGCCAACACGCCGTCCTGCAGACTCCGGCTGATCGCACGCACCGAGTCTTTCGCTGCGTTATAGGCAGCGATGAGGTTGTTCTTTGTCGTCTCTGACGCCAGCTTCAGTGATTCGTTTGCTTGCTGCGCCTGTTGCTGCAGACCCTCATCAGTTGGTGCTGCAGCAAGGTTGGCTTGCGCTTCCTGCACCGCACGCTGGGCGTCACGCCGCGCTTTGAGTTGCTCCAGAACAGCTCGGCCCGTGCCCCCAATGTTGATACCCAAGCTCTCAATCTTGGTCTGCTCTTGGATAGATTTGATCTTATTGGCCGCAGCAAACGCATTAGCCCAACGCTCTGCCTCAAGTCGGCGGATGTTCTCTTCTCCCTCCAGTCGGATCCTATTCAGATCCGCCTGCGCCCTCTCCGCTGCCTTCTGGTAAATAGCTAGATCCTCTGGGGAGGCGCCTCGCGCCTGCTGTGCTCTGAAGACTGCTTGGGCGTCATTGTTTGTACGCTGCGCTTCATCAATCTTCTGTCGTTCTTCCAGAATCCTTCGCTGCGTCCCATACACACCGACCAGCTCGCGGGCGTACTTCAGTTGCTGGCGTGCTTCTCGGGCCGCGGCAGCACCTTGAGCCGCAATCTGCACCTTCTGAGCGCGAGTAGCTTCAACGAGCTGGTTTTGCTGATCGGTGGCTTCCTGCGATGTAATGTTCCCTGCCGCACGCTCCTGCTCAATCGCAGAAGCCTTGCGAGCAAAGTCGGCGTTGATAGCTAGCAGTTGACCCTCGATCTCCAGTTGACCCGCTACAGCGGCTTTCCCCTGGAGTTTCGCCTGAACAATTTGTCGTTCAACATCAAGGCGCTTCTTGGTGATGCTAGCCAGTGATTCTTCTGCGACCCTTACTTGTGGGTCTATTGAAATCTTCCTGAGCTTCTCGGCGGTGTCAACTTCGCCTAGTCCTGAGCCAATCGCTGCAGCAGACCCGACCCCCGCTGCGGTTGCACCTGCTCCAAGCGAGAGGATCCCAGGGATTGCCGCCAAGCTGAGACCACCGCTGGGGACTGCAGCGGCAGCAGCCCCTCCAAGCGCCAGCGCCGTGGCACCAAGCCCAAGCCCGAGGCTCAGTAACCCACCTCCCCGGAGACTTCTGTCGCCTGCGTTCTTCTTAGCCTCTGGGCCGGTGACAGGTAACGGTTTGCCCGGTACTCCCCCCGTGAGTCGAATAAGCTCTGACAGCCAGTTGTTGAACGCAGCGGCAGGGCCCGATACGAACCCTCCCAAGCGGTCACTCAAGTCTGACCAAGAGCGGTTGAGCTTCTCTGTGCTCCCATATAACAGATTGGCCGCGGCCGGTTCGATGGTGCGGGCTGTCTCGCCTCTGACGACCTCTTCAGCTTTCGCGGTCTGCCCTGAATCCAGTAACGCCTGCACATAGCTCTCCTGCGCAGCGGAGGCAAACACAAACGCCGACCGAAGCGTTTCCAAGTTCTTGATGGGGTCCTGCAGCGCCTTGGCTAGGTCCTTGCTCCGTTGCGCCAAGGTGTCAAACAGTTGTCCTATCGCTGTCCCAACCAGCGAGAGGCCAAATCCGAATTGGCCCCCGAGCAGGCCACCCGCAGCGCCCCCCAGTCCACCGCCGATGCTGGCGCCAAGCCCCTGGCCAAACAGCAGCGGGAACGCACCACCGATCAGAGCGCTCCCCTGCGCGTCGCCAAGGCGGCGGTTTAGGTCCTTCTCTGCCTGCTTCCTATCCAGAACACGCTGGATTCGGTCTTCTGTTCCCCTTGCTCGGATCTCCTGCCTTCTTTCGTCAGCAGCCTGTTGACGTTGCCTGCGATCCTTTGCCTCAGCGGCGGTCCGCTTCCGTGCTTCTGCGCTGCGCTGAGCCTCTAAGGCAACTAGCTTTTGTTGTTCAGCAATGATGTCTGCAAGCTGCTCCTTCTCAAACTTGTAGCCTTGTACTTGCTCATCTATCACGCCAACCATCGTCTGCATTACTTGCAGACCAGCTTCTAGCGCTGCGTTCAGTTGCGTTTGTTCACCTTGGGCTTGGCGCTCTGACGCTGCCAGCTTCTGTGCCTCTGCTACCTGCGCCTTTAGAGCGGCAACGGCCTGTGACGCAGAGACATTGCTAATGCCAGGTGTTAAACGCTCTGGTGCAATTCCAGTACCTACTCTCTGGGCCAGCAGTTCGGTGCTGGGTAGCGCAAGCGGTGCATTGCGTAGGCGCTCTTCAACTGCGCGTGCGTTCAGGATGGCTTGGCGACGTTCGCGCAGGCTGTCCGCGTTCCTGCGCTTCTGGTCTCGCTCTTGGGAGGTGAGTCCAGAACTTTGCAGCTCTTTACTCAGGATGCGGTCAAGCGCCGTGTTGACCTCAAGGCTCTGCAGCTCAACATCGCCGAGCGCATCCAGGATCTTGTTGATGCTGTTGACCGTCTGCTCGGAGCTGACGCCGGCAGACAGTCCCGCCAAGGCCAACACCGCAACCTGCGCCTCTGGTGGGATCTGCCCCAGAACGTCCGTCAGCTCTCGGATCCCCGCCAGTGGTCCGGTGATCAGGTTGCTACCCAACTGAACGGCCGAGTCCGCCAGCGAAGTCACCCCTGACGCAGAGGTGGCTGCAACATTGCCTAGCTTGGCAAACAACCCCAATAGACCACCACTGGGGCCGTCTGGCACAAAGCGATCAAACGCTTGAGCCACCTTCGCCAGCCAGTCAAACGAGCTGCTAGTGGCAACACTCGCAGCTTTTAAGTCGTTTAGGTATTTCGTGATCTCAGGTAACTGCTGGGCAAGAGCGGCCACGCCCGTGCCGACAGCGCCACCCTCAAACGTTCGCAGGAGGAAGCCGCGTGTCGTCTTGGCTTGCTCCCCGAGGAACTTGAAGCGCTCAGCAACCTGAGCAATCGCTTGCTTAATAGGTCCAGTCTTTGGCTCCTCAAATACGCCAAACTCAGCGCCAAGGTTGTAGAGACCGCGGCCTGCGCTGACTGCTCCTTTGACCAGATTCCCGCCGACTTTTGCTGTGCCACGGATGTCACCAATCCCCTTGCCAGCAATCGCTCCAAGAGCGCGGTAAGCACTGATCTGTTGCTCAATGAAGCCGGTGGTCTGCTGAACAGCTCTACCAACTGAGTTAATAGAGTTGATTGAAGTCTTCTGGGCCTCTGCCGTGTCTTCAGTGGCCGCCGCTAAGTCACGCGCTTGCTCAGCTGCTCGCTTGATCTGCGCCTTATTAAGTGCTTCGTTGAACTGGCGTTGAACTTCCGAGGCTTGCGCGGTGGTTTGCTTGGCGCGCCCAAGTGCCGCCTCTAATGCACCAATACGGTCAGTGAGTAGCTGGGTAGACCGCTCCGAAAGCTCTGAACCATCACGCAACTCTCGCAGTGCAGTAATATACTCGTTCAGCCCTTTGACGGTGTTCTTGGGGTTGAACTCCAGCGCCTCAGTGAAGTTGGCGAACTTTAACTTCTGAGTCTTAGATGCGGCTTCAAGACTTTGCTTAAGCGCTCTACCTGCCTGTGTACCTGCTTGGCGAGCTGACTGCTCTAGTCCATTAAACAGGTTGTCAAAGTTGCCACCTGTGCCGCGGCCAAGCGCGTCCCTAACTTTTTCAAGCGCAGCTAGTGCTTCCCGCGGATCTGCCGTGATTCTTAATACGGCTTCTCCGAGTTCCGCCACTGCTGATGGTGCCTGCCTGTAAGCCGAGGTTGCCTGCCGGAAACCTTGGATATGGCATCCGCACTCTCTGCCCTCGCTAACGCCACCGCCACCTTCTCCGTGGCAGGGGTCGGGGTGGTGACTGACCCGGAGACCGGGAACGTCGCACCCGCACAAGCCACCGTGACAGTGGGGTTATTCCTGCGGGCAGAAACCGTGGAGATCATGCGCTACCCCGGCGTTGATCAGCTCGACACCCTCTATGAGGGCTATGCGGTTGACCCGATGGCCTTGGATCCAAGAATTCAAGTGGGCACTCAAGGGACGCTGACCTTCGCTGGTGAGGGGCCGGTGTCCTGCGAAGTCAAAGCGTTGCGCCTGCCCTACGGCAACAGCGGTCTGCTGGGTGCAACCTTGGCTGCGGTGCTGGGCGAGAAGATCCAACTCACCAGCCGAGGTCAATCGTGAGCTTCCGGCTGGTTAGCTGGAACGCTGATCGCCTGATGCGGCGTGTCCCCCGCCGGATCCTTGAGGACTATGGCGACGTGCTGGGACCTCAGCTCCAGAACGAGATCAACTCCTCGCAGTTCCCTTGGCCGCGGGACACCCTGCGCAAGAACGGGAGACGGGTCAAGGCCGGTAAACGAGACATTGTTGACACCGGCGAGTTCGTAGACAGCCAGACAGACCCGGAGGTGTCAGAAACTGACAGCGGTGTGTCAATGCAGATCGGCTGGACCGCGCCTTACGCAAAGGACATCTTCTTTGGGGATGAGCTGGATTTCGTTGGAGAGGACGGCACCATCTACACCTTTGACCTGCCGCCCCGCGATTGGATCAAGCCGGCGCTGGATGCACAGCCATTTGATCGGTACTTCATCCAGCGCTGGAAGGAACTCGACCGCGGGTAACGACCATAAAAAAGCCGGTGCCCACACCATGAGGACGGCACCGGCTTTGGAGCACTCGCGGATCGTAGCAGCCTTGACGGCTGCCATCCATAATCGGGCGCCCATGAGGACGCCCTGGCAGATCCCCCTAGTCAGGATCAGACGTTGGTCTCAGCGGTATGGACATAGGCGCCATAGCCGGTGAGGGTGAAGTTGACCTGGGCGATGTTGCCAGCCTGGATGTCCTCAGAGAAATCAGTCACGAAGGCCACGCCAGCGTGCTTCTCGGGGTTACCAGTGGCGCTCATCTCAGGCGATTCCCGATACCACTCCACGGTCTTGGTGGTGGCATTCAGGGCTGCATCCTTGAGGACCAAATAACCGGCGTCGTTGAGATCCAGGTTCATCTGGCAGGGGATGGTGTAGCTCTGCGACACCGGAATCTGCGCCTTGAAACCTTGGCTGGAGCCGTAGTCAATCACTTCCTGGGTGTCGGTAGAACCCTGGATACCGGCGTTCACCAGCGAGAGCACTTCCGTCATGCCGGTGCTGGAAGTCGGTGCGGTAGAGGCAGTGGTGCCCTCCTTGACGTAAAACTTGTAGCCCAGCGAGGCGAAAAACGCGCCGGTTGCCATGGTGGTAAGCGAGTGCTACCACTAGCTTTCCGCGTAGCCGTACTCCGTCTCCTCCAACATCTCCCATGGGTTGGGTCGCGGGCAGATATGCAGGTCAAAGCCTCGGATGTCGTGGTCGGTGGGTTGGGTGGCGATCAACGCCAGCTTGAGCTGCTCATCGCTAATCCCTAGCTCCTGCCGCACCTCACCCATGGAGTGGCCTTTCTCCAGCATCCGCCTGGCCAGTTGGCCTAAACGCCGGACGGCCCCAGGTGCCTTGACCGTCCAGTTGTGGTCGCGGATGAAGTGGAGTACATCACCCTCACTGAAAACGGTCAGCAGCGTTGAGAACGCTCCCTTGGCTGGATCCCAGGCGCGGCAGGTCTTGATGAAGGCGGTGTCGATGCAAGAGAAGATGTCCTCTGCGCTGACAAAGGGGTACTTGCGACAGAGCTTGCGGCCCAGTAGCCGCAAGATGCCTTGGTGCTTGCGGTACATGTCCCCGACATGCCGCTGCTCGTCTTTTGTGAGGGGCGTGGCTAAGTAGCCGGTGCGTGGTCTGCGGCGCACCGACTTGTCCGGCGATACCGGCTCGTCAGCTAGAGCTGAGTTAGACACATAGATAGCCTAGCGACCACCAACACAGGCGATTGCTTGGCTATCTAATTAACTAACTACGGACTACTTGGCAGATCCTGCCGATGCCGCCCCGGGTGGTGCTGGTGGTTAAACACCCCAAGATCGTGGCCAGGTGCGGCAGCACCGTCAGTGGTGTGGTGGCCTCCGTGGTGCTATTCCCCACGTCGGTCCGCCATTCCAGCTCCATCACGTCCAGCTTCACCCGCTTCAGGTCGCGGTTCGGCACACCCGGCACCAAAGCGGCTGAGCTGCTGGAACTCCGCAGCAGCGTCGGTGTGGTCAGCAGCGCGTTGGCCAGATCAAATGTGGCCAGCTCCAGCTCGCGGGGGATCTCATCATCAGCTGGGGCCTTGTCGCCGCAACTGGCGCCACTACGCGGCCATGCCAGTGCTTGGGTGGTACTGGCCCGACTGCCGATCCACTCCAGCGTCTCCAGGCCGTTGGTCGCGGTGATCAGCGCCTTCGCCTTGTCTGTGCTGGTGGCGCTGCTCCACGTCAGGGTGCCCACCATCCCGTCAGCAATACTGTCGGCTCCAGCAACACTCAGATAACTGTTGGCGTTACTGGCTCCTGCCGTCGCAACGAGGGTGGGCACTGGCGTCAGAGCGATTGTCTAGGTTTCCGGCGCTACCGACCTTGGCCGCGTGTCTTTTTGCGGCCGTGGTTGGCTTTGCTGTGTTGACCCGCCCCCTGGCGGGTGCGCTTTGGTGGGCGCCGCTTGAATTGACGAGCGGCGCCAACACTGCCCTTACTCTTGGTCGCCATCGGGCTCTAACACCTCAACGGCGGCCACCTCACCCACAGGAGCAGGTGGCTTGGGAGCGCGACGCTTGCGCTTGGGCTTCTCCACCACCTCAACAGGTGCAGTGGCTTCTGGCGCGGTGGCGATGGGAAGGGAGGCCGCAGTAGCAGCCTCCTCTTGCTTACGCCGGGCCAGGTTGAACCCGGTCAGACCCATCGTCAGGGAGTGACGTTCAGGGCACCTTTGACGATGCCGATGTTCTTGTCCTCAAACACCTTCTCCCAGTTGTCACCGTCAGCAAGGGCGGTGCGGTTGGGGTTGGCGCTGGTACCCACATAGCGGGTGCCAATCGGGTGATACACCGGGTGCCAGTCAAAGGACACATAGCTGGCCTTGGCCAGGATGTCCCTGTCGGTCTCCGAGCGGAGGCCAGCCTGCTGACCCGAGGCGATTGCACCTGGGGTGAAGAAGAACACGTCGTCTTCGCCCAGGTCATCCGACACCACCACCCGCATGTTCATGTAGGTGGGGACGCGAACGTCGCCAAAGCTCGGGACACGGGTGCCGCCCACAGGAGCGGAAGCGCCCATCTCATCAGCAGACACATAGTCCAGTGCCTTGAGGGTCACCAGCTCGTAGTAAGCCGAGCTGTGAAGCGCCATCACCGAGAGCTTCTCGCCCTGATCGCCCAGCTTGGCGCGGGCGCCAGACACCATGGCGGCAGTCGGATAGGCCGAGGCCGTACCCACCGACAGGCCGCTCAGAGCGGTGCCAAAGGCGCCGGTCAGCGCAGCTAGCAGATCCTTCTGCTGCTCGTTGGCGATATAGGCCCCAACCTTGTTGCCGATGGCAGCAAGAGGGTCACTGCCAGCAGCCATGCCGGCGAGATCACGGGCACCAAACGCACGGCCGCGGTGCAGCACCACAGCACGCTGTTTGTCAGCCTCAATGTTGCCGGGGGTTAGCGAGGTGGAGTCAGTCAACACCTCAGCGTCGCCGCTCAGGTTGGCCACCCAGTTGGGCAGGTTGATGAAGTCACCACCCTCCGAACCGTTCAGCGCAGCGATGGGTTGAATCACACCGCTGGTGAAGAACGCGTTGCGCAGCGTGGTCTGCTCCTCAATGTACGGATTCCAAATATCAGGAATCACAACATCGAGCCGGACGGTTTCAGCCATGGGTCAAGTTCCTTAAGACAGTGCAGGTTTGTTCTCAGCCGCGCTGGGCTTCAGCTTTCAGGCGCTCATACAACGCTGGGTCTTCCCGGTACAGCCGCGTTTGTTCCGTGAGGTTGCGCGACTCAGAGCGGAACGGATTGGCCTTGCCGTAGACACTGCCGCTGCCACTCGCACTGGGAACGGTCCCCATCCCCTTGGCACCCGTAGGTGCAAAGTGATGGTCCCATCCGCTCTCCGGGTTACGGAGCCTCGCTAGATGGTCCTGCAGCGGAATCTCCATCCCGCCCTCAATCACCACCGGATTGCCGTCAACCTCACGGAGGTTGTTGCCCAGTAGTGCCAGCATCTGATCAGGACGTAGCGCTTTGGCTTCGCTGATCTGCTGGAGGGCTTTGGACCTGAGAGTTTCGGTGCGGCGGGCCTGGCGCTCAGCGTCAAGCTCGTTCTCTAGCTCGGTGATCCGGCGCTCCAAGGCTTTGTTGGTCTCCTTGGAGTCTTCCCAGAGCTGGCGGTACTCGCCGGATGACTCCAGCTGCTTCTGTTCGCCTGTCTTGAGCTTTGCCGATAGACCCCTGAGTTGATCCTCAAGCTCCTGGACTTTTGCATTGAGCTGGGAGTTCTTCTCCCCTGCTCTTAGCTTGTCCTGCGTTACAAGCTCCAATTTGGCCTTGAGACGCGACAGCTCGGAACCGTCGGGGGTTTCAGTCGCGGGTGAGGGCGGCACCGCCGCACTCGTTTCCTCCACCGGAGGAACGCCACTAACGTTTTCGGACACGCAATGGGCTGAGAGTACAACGCTAGCTTTCCGTTACCTACACACGTAACTCACTCCATCACCGGCAATACCACACAACGGCACCGGGGGTGGAGCGGTGGTGCTCCCTGCGGAAATGCCTGGGGTGTTGGTGCGGTTGTTCGATGCAATGGACGACACACCGGACAAGTCTTGGGATCGAGGATCGCGTTCCAACGCCAGATCAGAACAGGTGGACGACCAGTCGTCGCGGCAATCTCTGCAGCCCTCTCTGCTGTAGGCACCACCGTGCCCCATAACGCCGCGGCCACAATGTTCCGCTGACGTTCACGCCACGCATTAGCCACCGTCCCCTTGCTCACCACTGGGACTTCCTTGCCGGCGCTTGTACGGACACCCACCACCTTCTGCGCCACCACGCTGGTCGGTGGGTCCTGGAAGAACTGGCTGATCACACTGCGTTCCAGGATCTGCAGCATCTGCGTAACCCACGGTGACTGCCCTGTCGTCGGGTTACGTGCGAACAACGCACTCACGCTGACCCCCACCACCTGGGTGTCATCCATCACCTGCGTCACCAGCCGGGGGCTGAGCTGACCCTCAACCAACCCAAAGCGCCGTGCCGTTGGTGCAATCACCAATGTTTCGGTGCCCACCAGACGGTTGAATACCGCCACCGCCAGCAGGTCGTTGGCCCGCGACAGCCACGGCACAATCTGACGACGAAGCTCCGGCCACCTCAGGTATCGCTCAAAGCGGTTCTCCGGTAGACGCTTCAGCAGCAACGCATAGATGCGCAGCGCCAGCTCATAGAGCACCTGCTGCGCTTCCTCATCGCTCAGATCCTCCTGACGGGTGATGGCAGCCGCCAGCTCCCGCAGATACTCCTCGTTGGTCATGCTGCCTCAACGCGAGGGGTTGGGTCGTAGTCCGTCTCCCAGAAGCTGCACACGTCCTCATCGCCGTTGGTCTCAGGCCAACCCTCAACAGTCGGTGGGTTGAAGTGGCAGAAACCCACAGGATCCGCAGCTGCTGAGCTCTCGGGATGCCACCACCTGCAGATCGCACAGCTGGCGTGACTTGGTACAAGGTTGCGCATGTACTCGTGGCGTACTTCACGCCAGCTGGGGTGGTGGCGCATGGTTCAGTCAGCGTTACGGCCAGGACGCAAGGGGGTGGGCAGCGTCTGACTGCTGAGTGACTCCCCCTGCCCCGCGTTCTGGAACGCCATGTCAGCGCCATCCCCCATTGCAAGACGCTCCATCGCCTGCTGCTCCTCCAGCATCTCCTTGGTGCGGCTGATCTCCTCGTCAATCGACAACGTGGCCGGCAAAATCTCGCCGTCTTGCAAAATCCCCAGCAACGTCTCCTGGCTGATCGCTCCCTGCATGTAGAGCTGCAGGTAGGCGGTGATGTCGTTGCCGGTAACAAGGCGGTTGTCGTAGTCCCGCGGGATGTAGACAGTCGGGGGTTCAATTCCCACATACTCGGCCGCCAGCTCAAACAGCTGACTCACCGCACGCTCCAGATCACCCGCGATGACCGCCATGATCGAGTCGCTGTCAATGCGGTCGATACGCCGAGCCTCGGCAGCGGCGTTGGTGAGGTTCTGACCGCTCAGGGAGTTGATGCCAAGACGGCTGATCTGATCCTCCAACGCCTGCAGACACCGCAGCTGACTGTCAAACGCATCGGCGGTGGGTTGCGCCCACTCAGCACCACCGTCCGGTGGCAGCAACAGCGCCGTGTTCACGCTGATGCCGAGAGGAGCGTCGCTATCCGGATCGAAACCACGCAACACCAGCATCGGATTGGCACCCACGTGGATCGCGTGGTGGTAGTCGCAAAACCGCTGCGCATACGCAATGTTCAGTTGCGCCACCTCCAGCAATGGTGGTGTGCTCAGCAGGTTCCCCTTGCGGTTGCTGTAGACCGTTACCAGCGGGATCCGGCTTAAGGAGGTGCTGCCGCTGTCATACAGCTCCCACTGCGCTGGAGGTGGCTGCACCGCTACCAGTGGCGTGATCGTCGTGGGTTGCGGTGCACTACGCCACAACTCATAGCCCCCAGGAGTGAGCACCCGCACCTGCTCCACAACCTGCTCGCCATAGGCGCCAAACGGCACCACCACCTGCTCACGAATCCGGACCTGCTCCAGATCGCTGCTGGTGCTGTCGTTGCTGGTGCGCCAACCCAGGATCTGACGCGGATGGATCGGCACCAGATATGGCTTGCGGTTCAGCTGACGCTCCTCCGCCAAATTGCGGGGTGTGCTGACGTTGGCGAAATCAACAACGCTGCTGCTATGCCCGTAGAGAATCGCTGTCACCAACTGGCGACGGGCGTACTCGTTCAAGGTGGTGCCGTCACCGCAGACATCCGTAGCCCACTCCTCCCAGAACGGGTCGCCATCTAGTTGGATGCCCTTCCGCAAAATCACACCCGCAGCCTGTGAAGCCAGCCGCTGCAGGAACGGTGGCAACGTGGCGTGGAAGATCCGGCGGTTGTAGGCGTCGTCATGCTCAGACGGCTCCTGTGGGATCAAGGTCCGGCTGTTACGACGTAACCCCCGCGTCCCCTCTAAACACGTGTCAATCGGCGTCCAGTCACCTGCCATCGACACCACCGCACTGCTTACAACACTCGGGTCGTCGGAGTTGGTGCTCGTGGTGCTGGCGGGGTACGCCACCAATGGCGACAGCACGCTCGCCGCAGTCGGGTAGGTGCTGTTATCAGCCACGCTTCGCAGTCACACGTATAGCCGAGATTTCCTGCAGCCCCTACACCACCGTTCGCGTCGCATAGTTCGGATCGCTCTCGTCCAGGTGACACTCAGGCCCAAAGCCCGTCGCTAACACCTCATCGGATAAGCCCTGGGTCGCCGCTTCGCGGCGCTCCCGGCGGGCACTGTCCGCCGCGGCCAGCTCCT